CGCTTTTCAGAAAACGAAGATGTGGTACGGACAGCAATGCTCTACACGGTTTCTTATCTCTATGAAAACCGCAATACCGCAGACTTTTCCAAGCTGACGTTAACGCTTCGTGCCATGCTGTTTGCACAGCGAGAGGGTGTGATGTAATGGAAATTGGAACACTCAATCAGCGAATTACCTTTCTGGAAAATCGTGTTGTTACCGATGAAATCGGCAATCACACCGCTGTGTGGGACGAAACGTTTTCTTGTTGGGCAAGGGTAACCTTGAAATCTTCCGTAGAAAATACGGAAGCTGGTGTGACCAAAGAAACGCAGAAGCTGGAGTTTCTCATTCGGCAAAGTCGAAACTGGATGCCGTCTGTAACAGGCAATCGCATCCTGTTTCAGGGAAACATTTATGACATCACTGGTATTACACCGGATTATCTGCACAAGGATTATCTGAAACTTACTGCGGAAGCCAGAAAGGCAGGACAAAATGACCAGTATTGACAATCTTGCAGAGGAAATTATGCAGGGCTTGCAGGAATATGCAGACCTTGCGGATACTGCCATGAAAAAAGCAGTCCGGAAGTCTGCAACGCAAGTGAAAAACGAGATTTCCGCCAATGCTCCGAAGGACACCGGAAAATATGCAAAAAGCTGGGCAACGAAGAAGACCAAGGAAAACAGCCATTC